TCTACAATATCGTTATCCAGTTTAAACAGATGGCCGTATCCTATCTGGTCATTGCTTCCTTTGGATGCCTTGCGTAGACCCTCCATGACTGACCTGATCTGCTCATTAGACTTGCTTTCCCTCTTTGTTTTGTCAAGGTAGTCCTGCAGTCTGTCAGCATACAGGGCGCATTTGTGTCGCCACCAGTCATCACCGTTGCCATCCCATTCCCACCGTGAGAGTGTTTCCATTAGTCCAGCCTCGACTGTGCGTAGCACTTCACGCCGTTGGCCTCAAGATGTCTAGCGTATGCTTCAGCACCGGCCTCTTTTGAGGATATGTTTTGGGTGGGGTGTCCTGACGGATTCCAGATATCATACCCGCCATTCCACGAAACGTGGTTTACAATCCCCGCCTTTTTCAAGGCACGGCAGAATGATGATGTTGCCGGTCTTATCTTGACCCATGCAAACCCGCAACAATCCCATTCCCCATGTTCCTCATGGTGTTCCTGAGTAGCCTTTTGTGCAAGGGCCACCGCCTCATTGTGAATTCTGATTGCGTCTGACTGTTTCATTTTGCTCTCCTGTTGTATGAGCCTTTGCCCTTCTTTGGTTTATGGGTTGAAGGGCGATTGAATTTTGGCGAGTGTTTCGCCACAGGGTTTCTCTGTTTCATTTTATTCACCTAAATCATCCATGTTTTCCCATTCATCTGGTAGCATACCAGTGATTAGCAGTTCTCTTTCAGCGGGAGACAGGTAGCGGAAAGCATCCTGTATCAGTTTCCCATTAGCCCAATCCTGAGCATCCAGACAGGGATCACAGATTTGACCGCCATCAATCGCCTCAATTTCAAAGTCTACTGACATTCCAGTGAAAACGTTTATGCAGTGAAACTTCCAGCCGTTCTCGGTTTCAGTGATATTCTCAAGTGCTTTGTAGTAGGTCATTCTAAACCCCCATTTTCGGATTCGATAACTGACAGTATGCCACAGGTAATTTCAAATTGCAAGCACTTTTTTCAATTAGCATCTCTTAACGAATTGGTTTAATTCCCCTTTGTAATCAATTACTTATGCTTGGTTCGTTAGTATAGTAGATAAAAATAAACTTTTCCTGTATAATGTGTTTTGAGTGTTGGACTCTTAAAATTATGTGGCCCCAATGTGCCACCATCCATCGAATAGTGTTGATTGATTCTAGGGCGCTTAAGACGGCGCGGTAAACAGGCATAACTGCCATAAAAGGGCGCTGGTTTCGTAGCCAGTAAAAATAATTACACCTGATAAACCTAGACTCTTATCCCGCGTGATGATTCCCACAAGAGGATAGCGCGAATCGTTCCGGGCAGTCCGGTCTTATTGACAACTATGCTTAAAATCTAATGGTACAGAATTGGTTATGAGTTCAGACCGACAAACTAGGGCCAGAAGGCGAAACCTAGTACAGAAACATTCCCATGATAATTATAAGGGATATAGGCATAAACCCAAGACAGTCTATCAGCGCGATTCTAGGGCCGTCAGGCGGGAGTTAGACCTAACCCTTAGGGATGGTACAAGTAGGCCGTAATCAGGCCGTACAGGCCAACTGAGAGCCTTGCAGGCCGTGTTATACCGTTATCCTATACTAAGAAAAAACCCCGGCGAACCGGGGCGTTTAATAATACTAGACTTTTCTGGTTTAGTTACTTTCTCGGGCCTTCCGCGCTATGTATTGCGCCTCTTTATAAGTGTTGGCATAGTCTATAACTGTGTATATTGGGCTATCCCAAATATGATCCCCGTAGGTAGGTTCTATTTTTACCTTGCCATTATTGAATTTTAAAATTGTGTAGTATTTATCGCTCATTTTACGTCACCGTCACAATAAATTTAGAGTCTAGCGGGTCTACAGATTGACCCTTTGCAAGTTTATATTTCAGTCCAATGATAGCGCCCTTGCGGGTCAGATTGTCGATATCTGATTTATCCCCGTCGTATACTTTGCGCCCTAAAAACTCAGATGGCATATCGCCGTTAAAAACTACGCTAATTGGCACGTCAGTTTTAAGCGCCAATTCTACGCTTTTCTGGTATGCGGTAGCAGGACTATAGGAAAACATTAACTGGTAATTATCTGGTGTTTTCCCTAGTCTAGTCGCGACTTTGGTATAGTCGAAAAACAGTAATTCAGGGAATTGTTGCGGTATCGCGCCATACGCTTCGGTATGCCACGGATAATCCTGCAACACGTTTAAACGTACATAACCCTGTAGACTACGCTTTGCGCAGTATTTTGAGAATGTTTTTAATTCCGCTACCAGATCAGAAATAAAACCGGCCCGGTTAGAATTCAGATGGTCTAGTTTAGACTGGCGTGAATCCTCAACATTCTTAAAAATTCCCCGGCCCGAAAATCTTAAACAAGATTCACCACAACCGGCAATATACATAAACGGACAACCCTGTTTATTAGGCAACAGGGATAGACCCGCAACCCGCAAAGTTTTATCCTGATTGTTCTTTTTCAGTTTGGCGTTACCGCCGGATGTATCGAGTAATTTCATTTTATTCCCCGGTTAGTTCGTCAATATAGTCTATCAGATCATCGTCAAATAATCCACCAGTATGGGCGCGGTATTCTTCAACAGTCTTTTGTGGCTTTAAACGTGTGACCGTTAAGCCGTTTTCGTCAATGTAAATGTAGTCAATTTCCATGATTGTCTCCCTTATGCCCAGCCGTGATTAGTCGCGTATCGGATGATCCAATCCCACCCGAAAATAGTTTCTTCGATAACTTCCTGAAAATGCCTATCGTTTAATTTGAAATTCATTCTATCTTCAATTATCTGATGAAAAGCGCGGTTAAGGTCTTTCTGGAAAAATTCGTGATATTCAACTTTTCCCCGGCAATCAGTAATTTTGATCTGTGCGGAATCCTCAAAATGCCGCAATTCGTCAACTATCCACCCGATACCGTCATATTCCATGATATCGGCCCGATTATCTAGCAAGTTTTTCAGCGTGTAAGGGTGTTTCATTTTGCTTTCCTTTGTTGTGGTTGCACCCGAAAACCCCGGATATACCGGGGTTCTTAGGATGATTGAAAGGGCGATTTACGTGATTAAAGTCCTATGATTGCAAAGGTTGAAAGGGCGATTAATCCAACGTGACAGGCGATTAGCCAGCCGGGGAATGTGTCAGTAAATTTCTTCATTATCAAAAAACCCCGCTGAATCTAATCTGTCTATAGTGTCAGACAATCTTTTATCATTTTCTGATTCGGTAACACATACCACAATGTTACCATCTTTCCCAACGTGGGTAATCTTGAATGGCCCCGCGTTAGGGTAATTAGTCCACATATACTCGTGAACTGAACCATGCTCTATAACGTCTTTTGCAGTTAGTTTGATTTTCATTTATTTTCCCCAAAGATACCAGCAATGATTACATACGCCATTACCAGCGCTAATTTTATGCCGTAATAGGCGAATGGCGCTAGTATGATAGACCATACCACTAGATCAGCATTGTTATTAATAAAGTCTGTCATTTTAACTCCCTGATATTGATTTGTTCGGCGATTGATTTGATTTGTTCCTCTGTGAAAACCCCGGCAATTTCCCACGGCCCACATAAGGCGCGTTCCCATGCCCTTGACAAATCATTGGGATTCTCACCGTAGCGCATGGTCTGGTGTTTGCCGTATAGATTGATGACGGCGCCGTCTGTGCTTATTGCATAGTATTTCATTTATTTCTCCCGTTGTCCCTTAAAGGGAAGCGAACCCTACCACATAAATGGTCATTGTGCGACTGATGTTTTGATAGGGGTATAAGTGTAGTTTATGACATTCCAGATACACACTCACACACAATCTCAGACCATCCGAATATATTCCACACTATTATTGCGGGATATCGCTTGCCACCAGTAACGCCATTGTCTGCCGTTGTAGGGTATCGGATCGCTTGCGCGAACCCAGCGCGACCCGCGACCCCACCGGCCCCCTTTTTTAAAAATAGTTGATCTATTATATTGTATACACTCACCATCAGGACATTTTACCCTTCATAAGAATTCTCTAATATGGACGAAGATAAAAAAAATATAGGTGAGGTACTGGCAGATACGCTTGGGGGAACTGCTGAAACAGCGCTGTATATCCCACAGGCTTTAGGTTCCATATTGCTCTCAGCATTAGAGGGGGGTGTATCAAAGATCACTCCAGAATCTTGGGGGGGTGGAACCTTTAAAGAAGGGTTTGACAGGGGGCTGAACAGGTTTCATTACCAGCCCCAAACAGAGTCAGGTAAGGCATCTACTGACGTTGTAAATAAAGGGATGGAGTATTTGGACTTGCCTTTCCAGCAGTTTGGTGAGGGAATAGAAGAGGGCGCTAGTCTTTTGGGAGCATCACCTGAATTGGCTGACGCAATAGGTACAGGAGCATATTGGGGAACAAGTCTACTATCACCATTTCCCGGTGGCCCGACCAAAGGTTTGCTAAGTGTCGCTAAAGGTCGTCCCGGCGCTAGATTCGGATCGGGTTGGGGGCGTGGAAAAATTGCAGGATCAGCGGCAGATAAATCCCAAATCCACAGAGAGGGGTGGTACAAGGATATTGTAAAGGGTAGAAACCCATTAGCCGTTTTTAATACAGCGGGTGAGATGGTTAGGGAAGGTTTATGGCAATCCTTATCTCCAGTGGAGAGGGCGTGGTATAAAGGGCGCGGAATGTCAAGGATGTCCCAAGAGGCCATAGAAGATAATATGACTCGTATCCGAAACTTTGAGGGAGTGGATCAAAGTGCTTGGCTAAAGAATAAGGTTGATGATTATTTGCGTCAAGATGTGCCTAGAAAGGCGGCAGAGAAAAAGGCGGCGAAGGATTTAGCCGACGAAAGAAGTGCGGTAAATAAAGCCAAAAGAAATGTAATTTCTGATTACTCTAACCAGTATGTAATGAAAACTATATACGACCCAGATAATCCCGCCATACAGCCCGGAACTCCACTATACCAAATTAATGAAAAAATATTCCCCAGCAAAACAACTACAAACGCTACCGAAATGAATCAGAACCCATCAGTAATATCTGAGGCTCTAGGTTTAAAGGTTGACAAAAACGTAGCAAGCCATATAACCTCCAGAATAACAGAAAGATTTACTTCAATACAGGATGGAAAACCTGTTGTTTTAGCCCACAGAACGGAAGGCGCAGATGTAACAGGTGGTCAGATGAGGGGGGCGGTACATACAGCACCACAAAACCCGCAAAACGGATTAGGTGAGGCTTGGGACAGAGTGATGTCCAGAAATGAGCCTGTAACGCTAGACAGTTTAAATAAAGAGTTGTCTGTAATTAACAGGGAAATACAGGAAAGAAATGTAAAGATAAGGGCAGAATTTAAAAAGAAACACGACAAATGGAAAGCAAAAAGAGATAAGGCTCTCAGTTTTATTCCAAAAGGTGATAAACAAAATGTACGAGTTCCCAAAGAGCCGGAAATAAAATTGGAAAAAGAATTTCCCCCGCTAAGAAAGGGGAAAGAGGAAAATGGCCTTATTAGTTACGAGTTTGCGGTAAATGCTGGCCCAGACCCCCTCACAGCCTCTGTAGACATTATAGGCGTATTTAACCCTAGAACCGGAAAGATATTCCAAGTCAGTATGGATAGAATGTCTTTAGGAGCGGGGTTAGGTATTGTAGATAAAATTGGAGAAATGGGGGCCAAACAACATTGGATTTCATTAACCCCGGCACAAACCTCTGTTGGTAGATCGCACCTAACTAAACACGGATTAGATAATGAAAGCCTATTGGAATTGGCGGGAGTCGATTTATCAACCAAGGGGTTACTAGACAAACATGGTTATTTATCTCCAAGAGGTAGGATTATTGTCAACAATGCTTTAGAGGAAATTGGGGAAGCATCTTACACTGGAACCATACCAAAACCAATTACCGCAAAAACCGCTCACGGAATGATGCCGCAAAAACTTAAAATGACTAAGAGAAAGATTGCAGAAGAAGGTCTTTTAGGATATTCCAGAACTGCTCCATTTTTATCAGAAGAGGCTAGAAGAAGAAGTGAGAACTGAGAAACAGGAAACATTTATTGAGCAATACTGCCTACATGGGTGCGCCGCTAAAGCCGCGCAGATTGCAGGGTATTCCCATCCCAAGCAGAGAGGGTATGAGTTAAAAAACCAGTTCTCTAAAGAGATAGAGGCTCGCACACGCAAGTTGATTCAAGACTGTGTGCCGGGAGCCTTATCGCAACTGAAATCTCTTTCAGAAGGCGCTGAGAGCGAGTCTGTGCGACTTGGCGCTGTGAAGGATATACTGGACAGGGCTGGTCTTAAACCCACTGAGAAGATCAAACAGGAAGTCTCACACGTTGAAGAGAAATCCACTGAGGAATTACAACGAGAACTGGAAGCCCTTGTTGGCCCTCTTAACTGATGGCATCGGCTCTCACCCCTATGACCCCAGAGTTAAGGGCGTTAATAGAGAAAACGCATAGGGCAGAGGCGGCAAAAGGAAACTCTACTTCCAAAAGAGCGATTGCGAAAATATTAAAGTCGCAAGGGCAACCTGTAAGCGAAAGCAGGGTGTATCAAGTCCAGAAGAAGATGTCGGACTATAACCCTCAAAAATCATACGCACCTAAAAAACCTCCCCGCACACCCCAAGCACAAATAAGCGCAAACGCTTATAGAGTTGCTCTTAAATATCTGGCTGACAGGGGTTATTCTACTGAAGGTCTTACTAATTCGCAAATTATAGACAAGGCAAATGATAAAAAGGGGTACGAGAGGAAGCGGGATTTAATAAAAGTTAGAAGTTCTTTATCAGGTTACGCAAAAAGTAAAACAAGCCCGGAAAAGGTGGAGAGGGCGGGAAAATTACTAGCAAGATTAAATGCAGATAATTCTCTGGCTACTAACGCAAAATTTCTACAGGAAGTTGAGGCTGTTAAGAATATAGGGGCAAGACCGAAAGAGGAAAACTCTGAAAGAAAAAGCGCACAAAGAAGGCGGACAATTAAAAAACAAACGCCTACGTGGGCTTTAAGACCCGCATATCAGGTTGAGTTAGCGGCAACTGGTGATGATGTTTCAAGAGGGGAGTCACAAAAGAATGTAAATATAAAGAAAATATTTCCTGATAAATTTGAATCAGATCATATACGAAGGCTTCAAGACCGAGGGTTAAACGCCCCTTTTAATATACAATCTCTAACCAAAGAACAGCACAACATAAAAAGAGGTCTTGAGAATAGAGGTCTGTTAGATAGGGCCAGAACTCTTTTCCAGCATAATCAGTATGGTGTCCATCCCAATGTAAGACCGTTGTTAGCGGAAAATCTTTTAGAATATGATCCAAACAAAGGAAAGCCCTTTCAATACTTAATGCCGGATAATAAATCAAATAGAGCAAGAGTGGGTAGCGCTCCTATGCGGATGAATATAACAGGGTCTTTACCTGTAGGATCAAATTTGATTGGTGTTAAGCGTAGAAAAACTATAGGTGAAACTTTAGCGGATTTGTTAATGTAATGCCAATACAATCATGCACACTACCCAACGGAAAGAAGGGTTATAAATGGGGAAAATCTGGAAAATGCTATGCAAGTAGAGCATCCGCCGAGCAGCAAAAGGCCATTGGCTATGAGAAAAGCGGTAGAAATAGCAAAAGAAATAAAAAAACGTCAACGATTTAGTAAGATTGAATTCTACGATCCATACCCATACCAAGAAGAATTCCACTCAACAGGTGTAGGGGC